TTCTCAATGATGACCTGGTCTGTCTCGATGTCGTGAATAATCTTTTCCATTTTATGCACCCCAAAGTGTGTAAGTACCAGCAGTAAATGTATAACCTTCATTTTGCTTGTATTCAATCGTAGAAATTGCAGCAGCAGTTTTGAAGATACCGTCTGAGCGTGTAAATACATCGTCACCATTGACTGCATCTCTCCATTTTTCGATCCACTGGAAAGTTGTAAAGCCTGTTGCTTTGCAATTTTGTAGATAAAGAAAACGAGCATTTGCTGTTGTCGTTCTATCTTGAGGTCTGCCAGGAAAACCGTTTAGCGTGTTAATTGCTGCGCTAGTTGTCTGATTGGCACCAAAATTTCCGTTGTAGTAAGTATTGCCAGCAGCATAACCAGATGAAACTTGGTCGTATGTGCTTGTCGTGTTGTTCAAAGTCGCTTGGATGAATCCGTTTCCTGTTCCCCAAGTGTTTCCAGAAACCTTCAAAATTAAATAATCATAAGAAGTTAAGCCTGTTAGCTGTAACTGTGTTCCAGAAGTTATTGAACCAGTTGCAATTTGCGCGACTGCCAAAGTGGATGCGGTTGGGGTTGCTGGAGTTGCCCAAGTAGGAACGCCACCAGTTACCGTCAATATTTGACCAGTTGATCCAATACCCAAACGAGTGTTTGTATTCGCTGTTGATGAGCGGTATTCAATATCACCAAGTGTGGTTGATGGATTTAGCGCCTTTGTTGTTGTATCAATAGAGGAGCCCAGCGTACGGATAGCAGCTGCGCCGTCCTTAACGAGATCGGTATCGTCTGGGGTTTCCCAAGCGTAGTTAGTTGTCGTTGCCATATTTCTCCTTTATCAGGCTACTATTGTAGCGTCAATCCATTCGAGTCCTGTGTTAATTGTGTTCCAGGTTTCTCCCACCGGTACGCCATTCCAACGCATAGCCTGGAGGCTATAAGCCGTTGGAGATACCGTCAAAGTTAAGTAAAGCGAATTGTAACCCGCCGTAAAAGTCCAACCTTCAACAAAGCCCTGAAATTCGCCGTTATTGATGTTTGACGGTAGATCGATAATATTGACGGGCATACCCATAAACACATTGAGTAATGAGTCTCTGTCTGTATTGTCGATCTCTGGGCTAGATATTGGGAAAGTTATTGACTTGAATTGAGCCTCTGGAAATGCTCTAAGCGTTAAATAAAATTGCGCTTGAGATTGAGCATCAGCAAGGTTATGTAATGAAGTGGTGATCTCGTAAGCTTGTTGCCCATAAATGGCAATTGATTCAGCATCCGATGCGGATTGTTTATTTCCATTGCGATAAATAATAGTGACATTATTGCGAACATCGCCTGAGCGCTTTGATGTGCGAATACCGCGAGCCAAAGCATGATGACCAGTTAGATCTACATAACCATTAGCAGTTAGATAAGAATTGCGATGAGTGCTATCGGCATACCCAATACGCCCTGAGGAATCCTCATAAAGATAACCAAGCCCAGAAGTTGCCAAAGATGAAACAAGGCTATAAATGTCAGTCAGATCACTTGTGCGAGCTGCTAACTCGTAATCGCCTGGACGGTCAATTTCACCTAATCCATTATTGCCAGCGCTTGCCCAGGTAGTTGTCGCATTATAAGCAGCCCAAGTCTCGGCAGCTGGTACTTCATTCCAGGTATTAAATAATGTTTGACTTAAAATTGTGTAAATCTGATCGCCATCAAAGGCTTTACTTAATACACCGTTTGTAAGGGTTTTAGGCAGTTTAGATAATGCACCTAAGGCAACTATCTTAATGCGCTCTGAAATGGTCGTAGAGGACGCTTGAGTGACTTCTACATCAATGTCAGTTACATAGCCACCAAACAGATTTACAAAAGTGCCTGAAGAGTTTTTGACCTTGATGTTAATCTGGTCATTTACATCAATAACGATCGGTGACTGGTCAAGGTTAATAATCTCAACATTGCAATAACCTGCGTAAGGCTGAGAGTAGATATCTTGACGACCAGAAGTAATCGTCAGATTAGCAAGGGTGAGGTTTGTGTAATCCCCTCCGCCATTGATTGTTACTTCCCATTCAGGAGTGTATTGCGTCATGCAATCAAAGCCGATCCAGCCCCACCGCCACCGCGATAAGAGGACTCGTTGATAATCTCGACGATCTGGCGAGCAACGCCTTCTTTGTCCAAGGCTCCAGTTACATTGATGTTGTAAGTAGAGCCAGATGTGCGTGCTTCTCCCATACGGAAAGAACCAACATTAAAAGCACCTATTGAAGCAGCAGCTGCGACAGCCGAGCTGACTCCAGCAATTCCAGTCGAACCGTTACTACTTGTTGTCGCAGTTGTACTTGTTGTTGTTGGAATAGAGGTAACAGATGAGCTTATCGTCTGACCAGTAGACATCGAGAAATTGCCAAGTGCGCCTGTTGATGTAGATCCAGAAGTTGAGCCGATCTTAGGAATATAGCCGATGTCTGCGCCAGGCTTAATTAGATTTACACCAGTAATGATTTTATTGATGCCATCGATCGCAGTATTGAGTAGAGGTTTAATTGCACCTAACACCTTGCCAATAAGCGTTATTACGACTCCAGCGATCTCACCAACTACCTTTAACGAATCACCAATAACTTTGCCGATAAGTGGCGCAACAAACTTGATAACTTCCCAGAAAGAAGCAAACTCATCTTTGCTATCCATAACAGCCTTTTTGACTTTATCAATAATTACCTTGACACCTTCAAAAATTGGCTGGACGACTTTCTTAATCGTAGATCCAACATCAGTAATTACTTTTCCAAAACCTTCACCATCCGTCAAACTAAAAGCAGATGTAAAGGTTTGAATTGCCGGTAAAGCATTTTCATTAATAAAACCTAAAAATTTGTCAAGGATTGGCAATAAAGCCTGACCGAGTGTTTCCTTGGCTTCATCAAAAGCAACCTGGACTCTTGCAATCTTGCCAGCATAAGTATCGGCATTGGCAGCAGCTGCACCACCAAACAATTCTGTTAGTTTGCCTTGAACCTCAGTAAAGGTCATGGTCTTTAATTCAGCAGCATCAAGCCCAAGTCCTAATTTACCAAGGGCTGAAGTATTTCCATCATATGCCTTACCCAGGCTGTTTGCGACTGCCTCTAATGGCTTGCCAGTTGCTGTGCTGACATCAAGAGCAATCGCCAGTAAATCCTGGGCTTTTGTTATGTCTCCTGTTGATCGAACCAAGCGCCCAAGTGCTGGACGAAGCTTGTCATCTGCAACACCAGTTGCTAGAGACATCTGAAGGATTGAGTCCTCAGTTGCTTTAATTTGAGCGTTAGTAGCACCAGTTGCATTTTCAAGTGCGAGGGCTAATTGAGTCTGAGCCTGTTCATCTTCGATCGCAGCTTTAACTCCATCGACTGCCAACTTAGTTGCATAAGCACCTGCGGCAGCAGCAGCAGCTGCAAAAGCCACTCCAGCCTTTTTAGCAAAATCACCAAGCTTGTTAGACGAAGATTCAACATCGCCATTAGCAGATTTTAACTTTTTATTGAGATCATCGACATCAGCAAGAATCGAAAGTTTAAGGGTTCTATTGCCTGCCATTAATCCCACTCCTTCAAAATCCTGCTAAATGCTTCTTCCCATTGACGAACTAGATCCGGCTGGATCTGTCGCAAAGTTGGGTAAATAAAGTAACCTGAGTTACCTCTACCTTTGTTTGGCGTACGAGTTGGGAATTGCTTAAAGCGATTAGAACCAAACTCCATACCGTAAAGTAAATCTAAAGTTGAACCGCCACCGCTAAACTTTTGACGAGCAAAACCGTAACTAAACTCGCCAATCTTTGAAGTCTTGCTTACCTTAACTCCATCTGCAATACGGCGAGCAGCACTCCCTGAAACCAAGCGAGTCGCTGCTGCGATCTTAATACGGTCAGCAGCGAACTCAGCAAGTGCAGAACTTTCCTTTTTAGACGCTTCAATGGCTTCATCTGACATACCTTTAAAAGCTCGGGTAATGCCGCGTAAATCTGATTTATCATAAGCGATCTTGACATCATCTGCCATCACTTCGCTCCTTTAATAAATCTATCGCCGTTAATATGTCATCTGCATCATCCCAGTATTGCATCGGTATCCCCGTCTCTATTGCTAGAGATACAAGGATCCGCCTTATGCTTCCTGGCTGGTGGCTTTTGGGCTATCGTCTCCTACCGTTACATTAGCAACGGTGTCAGACCATATTTCGTAAGACTTAACAGGCTTTCCAGCGTTCTCTCGCTTATAAGCGTTATAAGCCAGAAACATAAGATCCCAGATGCCAATCTTGTCATTAGCTTGAGAAATCGTGTTGCCAGTTGCCTTTTCCCACTTTGCCCACTCAGGAGGTTGAGCCGTGTAAGTTGCTTCGTCGCCTGAGTTATATGTAATTGTGATTGGTAGTTTCATCTTTGCTCCCGTTTGTTAGATTTTAGCTGAATGTGTCTGCTGGTGTTCCGACTACCTGTAGTGCCCAAGTATCGGTCTGGGCTCCTGGAGCAGTTCCACCGACTGTTGGATAAACAGGCAAAACATTGCAAGTAAATACTGCGCCAGTTGCAGCTGTAAGAGATACTGCAAGAGTTGTGTTTGGTGCTGTATCAGCTGCTGTCCACATTGCTTCGAATAGTGATGAAGCAACACCCCAGTCGGCAAGTAGCTCTACATTGAGAGTCCAGTTGTCATCTGTGTGTTTAAAAGCTTTTCCATCGAGGGTTTGGTAAATATCGATGGTTGGTGAATTGACGAGTGTGACGCTAGTTGTCTGCGCATCGTAATTTACTGTTGCGATGCTGAGGACTAGGTCGCGACCCGTAATGACTGTTGTTGGCATTATTGGTTCTCCTTATGCTGTTTGGGTGTACCAAGTGGACACCCGTATATCTGCGACCAGCAAGGTGCTAGCGCCTACTGTTGTAACTGTTGGTCGATC